AATTTGTCCCCACGTACCTGAGTTTTCACCAGTTGCTTGGACAGTTAATTTTAAATTAGCTGATGTTGAATTTGCCATAATTTAAATTCCTTATTGTCGTTAATTTACTAAAAAATTGAGTTTGTGTCAAACTCATTATGCAGCCCTTGTTGGCACTTCTACCCAACCCGGTGGATCTATTGGAGCTGAACCGGTATTTACTTCATTCCAAATCAAAGCATTAACAGAATTAATTGACATAGTCAACCCTATTCCTGTTAGTTGTGCAGTAGCGTCTCCAACAACACTTTCCTCACTTAAAGTGGCTGTTATCGCGATTCCTGTAGGACTTGAAATAGTATTTGCATCTAAGATTGCAGTTCCTAGATTAGCTGTCATTGCTATTCCGGTAACAGTATCTACATCTGCTCCAGCAGTAACGGTTCCTACACCAATTGCTGCTTGGAATCCTATACCTGTAACTGTTGCATCTGGAGAAGGATCAATATCTCCTTCAGCAGCTGTCATTGCTATGCCAGTTAAAGTTAAATTTGCATGACCTGTAATTGTTTCATTACCCAGGTTTGCTGACATTGCAATACCTGTTACAGGAACAATGTCCCATTCACCAGTAGCACCCCATTCAAACTGACCGTAGAAGTATCGTCCCCAACCTTCTAAGTTATAAGCATCAACACTTCCTACTGAAGCAGTTCCACCAATTCCAGTTAGCATTGCATCAGGACCAGCGTCTGCTGTTCCTAAATTAGCTGTTGCAGCTATACCTGTTGGTTCTGCTTTAAATGATATTTCTGTTGACTCATCACCTTGTGATGCAGTCATTGCAATACCAGTTGGTATAGGAGAAACATCGATTGAAATACTTTCGTTTCCTAAAGCTGCAGTTGCGGCAATTCCTGTGACTCTTAAATCACCTGCAATACCCCATGCATTTTCATTCCAAGTAAGTCTTCCCCAACCAGTGTTAATTTCACCAGCTGTAGTTTCATCACCTAAAGAATTGGTCATTGCAATACCAGTTGGTATTACGTTTACACTAGTAAATGCACTTTCGTTTCCTAAAACATTTGTTAATGTGAAACCAGTTAAAGAAATATCTAAGTCTGTAAAAGCGGTTTCATTACCTAATGCAGCTGTTAATGCTATTCCGGTTAGCATTGCATCAGGTGCAGGATCAATTGAACCTGCGGACGCAGTCATTTCAATACCGGAAGGATTTACAATTTGATTAGGAGAACCCCAGGCTCTTGCACCATAGGTATCTCTGCCCCAACCAAATTCTACAGTTGATACTGTTGTAACTGTTCCTAAAGAAAAAGACGCACCTATCCCGCTAGGAAAAGCATCAGAATTATCTTGCTCCCCCCAATTTCCTGTACTCCAAGTAAGCGTGCCCCAGGTTGCCATAGGAAGTTACCTCCTATGTATTACCCAGAAATTCTTAGAATCGCTGCTGCAGTTGTGAAAGCTGGAAACTGTATAGTGAAAGTTCCTGATGTAGCTGTTTTATCTGCCCCGAAATCTAAAACCGCAACAGCTGCATTAGTAGTTGCA